TTTAAGTAGTGATCTAATAGTCAATAAAAGTGAACTGATTAGGCCAGGTACTATAACAATCTCTACAACCGGATAGGAGGTAACCTAAGTGGTAGCTATTAAGAACATAGCTAAGTTCTTCAAAAGGGCCAATGCAGGGGTTTTAAGCGACTTGCTAGGAGCTAGTGAGAAAGCCCTAGAAGGGGTGCGCACTGATATAGTGGCTTTAGACGTAGAGTTCATAATATCTACCTCTACGGGTGCTTGGTTGGACGAGTGGGGTAACTTCTTTGGGGTATACAGGGCTTTTGAGGAAGCAGATGCACCATATAGGGGTAGGATACAATCTGTGGCTACTAAGCCAAAGAATACCATACCTGCCATTATATCATCTATAGTTTCCTACGTTGGTAACAACGATGATGACATAACCATATATGAGCCTTTTGTTAACATGAGAAAGTTCAACATATCCACCTTTAGTGGGCCAGATAAGTTTCCTGACTCCTCTTACTACAGACCTTCAGTCATTGATATACGGACCTCAGGCAACATTACAGCAGGTATGAAACAGGTAGTTGAGAATATCAAGAGTGCAGGGGTTATGGTGTATTTCACGTTTACAGGTGAAATCGGACCTAAGGAACCCCTTAACATGGGTACCGATGTATCCCCTATAGCCGAATACTACCGAGATGTTGATCTGTTTGTGTCAAGATACGCAACCTCTGATGATGTGCCTGTTAACATAGGTATGTCCTACAGGGATGGTTCTGATGGCTTTGATGTGGTACTAAGTGGTTACGACCATGAGGTAGAGATGTTAGGTTATGTTTACAAGGTTATAAACGCAGGATCATTATTAACTGTTAACAAGGCATCAGACATAACAATTTCCGTTGCTGACATAACACCTGATGATAGTACTCTAGGCTTCGACCTAGTTCTAGAGGGTGGCTCTCATATTCTTGAGTAAATACGTATACTAGGAGGATAAAAATGACAGCTATAAGTACATTTGGCTCCCACGTGAGTAGGGCCCTAGACTTTTATAACAAGGACAGCATCTACTTTTGCATAGGAAGAACTACACAGTGGCCTGATGAGCAAAGCCCTCCAGAACTGTTACCCTCTGTAACAGATGTCACGGAGATAATAGGGTTTAAAAAGGTAGAGGTTAAGCAGTTGGTTATACCTGATGCCAACGGTACCATTGTTTACCATAACTCCAAGTGGTCCTCTGTAATACCATCCAATGCACTATCGGCAGGAGCCAAGTGGGTGTATGTGAAGACAGTTATACAATATAGTGATCTGCCAGTAGGCTACTACAGACAGGTTGGCCTATATAGTAATCTAATACCTGCCACTGGGGTACCCGCTGGACAGTTTAGCTTACTACCAGATCAGGTAAGTGAAAGAGGCATACTAGAGCTTGCAGACAATCGTATTGCTGCCTATCATGCTGCTGATGGTAAGGACACATTATCTGTTATAATTCAATTCTAAAGGGGTGAACTTAGTGTCCAATAATATAGATTTGAGTGCTTCCCCGTATTTTGATGATTTTGATGATGCCAAGAAATATATTCAATTACTAGCGATACCAGGACGTGCGGAGCAAGCTAGAGAGTTCACACAGATACAGACCATCATGCTACACCTTATGCGTAAGTTAGCCTCCACCCTACTCAAGGAGGGCACCATAATCTCAGGTATGTCTTTCACACACAATAGTACCACTGTAACCATACAGTCAGGACAGATATACCTTGAGGGCATAGTGCACGACTTTGATGGGGAGACTATACAGGTAAGTAACCAAGGTCTTGAAGTCATAGGTATCACTCTAAATAAGAGCATTGTTACTGAGAATGAGGACATATCCCTACGTGACCCCGCCCAAGGGTATGATAATCATGGCCTACCAGGAGCTCACAGAGTCAAGGCTACACCTGTATTGACTAGAAACGATAATACAAGCCCTGCACTGTACAGATTCGTAGACGGAGTATTGCAGACTGACCCTGTTAAGAATGACACCAACAGTGACCTATTAGCCAGACGTACCTATGACGAGTCCGGTAACTACAAGGTACAGGGACTACAACTTTGGTGTCAGCCTAGGGACGCAAATACCATATTTGTGAACGTAGACGGTGGTAAGGCCTATGTGATGGGCTATGAGGTGTCTAAGCCATCCTCAGTTAAAGTGGCTATGGATAGGGCATTGGATACCAGACTAGTGCAAAATGAGCCCAAGACTTTCCTATCTGGCACCACTAACTACCAATTGAACAACACTCCAGTTAGCCAAGTTACTAGGGTATCAGCTATAGTGTCAACTAGTGCCACTATGACCCGAGGTGGGTTTGTTGGAGGTAGTGACTTGCTACCTAGGTCTCCAGTAGTGCAGATAGACACAGTAACACAAGGGGGCACCACATACTCTCAAGGTGTAGACTTCCAACTAGCAGGGGATAGTGTGGATTGGTCTTTATCAGAAGCAGAACCCGCCGTAGGTACAACCTACAATGTTACTTGGAGATATAACAAGATACTAGTGCCGGACGTAGACTACAATGTAACATACACCAATAACGATGGGGTCTTAACATACTTCATACACTTTATTGGGGTTGACAACCCTGTTTCAAACACGCAGTTCACCGTAGACTACAATTTCTACCTAGCTCGTAAGGATCTGGTAAGTTTGGACAAGTTTGGCAACATAGTATTAACTAAAGGTCAGAGTAATATACCAAGCCTAGTTAATGCCCCAAGCTTAAATAACCCAGAACTGCTACATCTAGGCACCATATACTTGGCCCCAAACAGCTCTGTAGGTATACCAAACACCTATGCTATCACTAGGTTGAGTATGGAAGACCTACAGCGTATGTCAGACCGTATGGAGCGTATGGAGTACAATCAAGCCCTTAGTGACTTAGATACACAATCAATGTCAGGTCAATCACCCACTGCACTAAAGGGAATATACACTGATGGCTTCATTGGTACCACTAAGGCTGACTTAGCACATCCTGCCTCTAAGATAGCATTTTCCCTTGAGGAAGGGGCCATAACACTACCTGCAACTAACTATAATGTCAGCATACCTCAGGTGAACATGAACAACAGTTCTGCCAGAGTATGGAACAGACTTATAACTACTCCGGTAACCGAGACTATATCAATAGAGCAGACATACGCAACAGGCTCCACTAAGGTTAATCCTTTTGGAGTATTTGGACAGACTGCTACACTAAAGATTAGTCCTGGGGTAGACAATTGGATAGACACCTCTGCTGTTACTGTGGAAAAGACCAATACCCCACTGTACACTATATACCGTTGGTGGTACCATGGCGGTGATCTTTGGAGTGAGACAGAGCAGTACCTATTCAATGACTTAAGGGTTGGCATGGGGCAAGCTTGGCAAGGGTGGGACTCTAAATCAGGTTCCTTAACTTCTAGTACAGCCAAGACGGTACTGGATGACTCCATACAGTACATTAGGCCCCGAGTAGTCACCTTAGAGTCTTACAACTTACCGCCCAACACCGATAACCTAGAGGCATACTTTGATGGTCAAAAGGTTATCCTTACCCCAGTAATAGGATCGTCGGCAGGTACTATAGTTGGTACTCTTAAGTCTGATGCTACAGGGTATGTATCGGGTACGTTCACAATACCTACAGGTGTAAGAACAGGTGTCAGGGAAGTAGTATTAAGGAATAGCACTAGTTCAGCTACAGCGCCTTATGTGGCAACTGGCAGGAACAGGATTGTAGAAAGTAATGTGTTCTACAATAAGGTTGCAGCTGTACCTTATGCCCCTATAGCCCAGACTTTCCTGTTCGATAAGGACAGGGCCATGAGCTCCATAGGACTTTACTTCTCTGTAAAAGATACCAAGAATGTCATAGTGCAGATCAGGAATACAATCAATGGATACCCAGGCCAAACCGTTTTAGGTGAGGTAGTATTGTCACCTAATATGGTAAACACTAGTTCCAATGCCAGTATAGAGACTAAGGTAATGTTTGGAGACCCTATATATTGCAAAGCAAACACTCCATACTGTGTAGTACTGGTGTCTGACAGTAGCGTGACTAGTCTGTTCACTGCTGAATTGGGTAAGCAAATAGTAGGCAGCGGAGAG